ATTATGAACGTGTTCCAGTACTAGTTGCTGGATTTACACAGAGTTTTCCAGATGATGTAGACTATGTAGAAGCCAGTGTTAATGGAACTACAATACAAATGCCCACAGTGGCTACAATTGCAATGGACTTACTTGTACAATATAGCCCTCGTCGTACAAAAAGCCAGTTTACACTAAATGGATTTGCTAATGGTTCACTTTATCGTGGAGGATTTATCTAATGGCAGTCACATATAAAAAGACAAGCGTGTATAGTAAAACTAAATCAAACAGCAAGTTTTTGGAAACTTACGTTCCGCCCGTTACTATTAGCTATGAAAATACAAAAGAGATCACACTAACAGCCAAACACAACCTGAGGCCAGATGTACTTGCATTTGAGTTGTATGGTGATGCAGACTATTGGTGGGTATTTGTGTTGTTTAATCGTAATAAAATTGTTGACCCGATATTTGACTTTACAACCGGACTAAACATACGTGTACCAATTAATACTAGCTCAATAGGAGTTTAAGTTGGCCTACTTAGAGAATTCACTTAATCAATACGATAGCTACAGCTATAGTCTGGCGATACACATGGTGCGCCCAGATAGTACTGGACTTTTTGAAGCCGCTATAGCATCCGGCAATACGATTATCATGGCTGACAACAGCCAAGAATCACGTTATAATATTGCTGATGTAGAGCAACAATTTTCAGTTGGGTTTGGACAAGTGCGCAGCACATATGCAAATACGTTTACTATCAAAATAACTGAGCCAAATGGAACTACGTTTTTGGAAAGTATTGCCTTATCCGCAAGACAACTTAATATCGAAAACCATTTACTAGCTAGGTATTTTATAACAATAGAGTTCATCGGCCGTGTACCAGATGGCAGCGCAAAGCGGCACCCACTAAAATTTATATACCCGGTTGTGTTTCAAAATATACAAATGCAAGTTGATGCAGGCGGTGCAGAATACACCATCAGTGCCGTGGAAAACGGCGTGGGTGCGTTTAGTTATCTTGAGCAAGTTATTAAGAGTCAGATTACACTAGAAGCCGCAACAGTGGGCGAATTTGTTAGTGAGTTTATGAAAAAATATGAGAAGAGTTTGGAAAATGATCTCATGTTTAACTGGAATGCCGCATACAAAGACGAATACAGCATTGAATGGGATAGTGAAACAGGCACAGATACATGGCAACAGTGGAAAATACAACAAGCTGCTGAAGGGCTAGTCGCATTGGGACCAAGTAAAATAGGTGATAAAATTCATTTTACTATCCCTAATGGTAGTAACTTGAGTGATATTTTTGGCATGATGTTGCAAGCAACTGAAGAATACAAAAAAATTGTAACTGACAGCGGTGGGTTTATGAAAACTGCACCAGGCGAGCCCAGTAATCAAAACTTAGACGAATTCCCAGTGTTTTACAAAGTAATACCCAAGGTTGAATTTGGTCCGTACGATCCATTACGTGGCGATTATGTTAAGATAATTACATTTAAGATCAAAAAACACATCGTAGTCGACCGTATTATGGATAGCGTACAGTATGGCAGAGGCATAACTGACAATACTATACAAAACACACGTGTGAATAAGATGTTTGAGCAGGATCTATTGCGTAAGCGATATGATTACATTTTCACAGGACTAAACACTGAAATCATGCAGTTGGATTTAAAGTTTGACCATCAATATTATGAGATAAGTGTAGTTGGTAACGGACAGGTGGGTGATCCTAACAAAGATGCATCAACTGCTGGACAGTCAGCATCCACTCTTCATGAGGGTGTCAAAGCGTTAAAAAGGAACATTGTGGACATTAGTAGAAACCTAACCAGACTAATTGACCAAAGAAGCAGTCGTTTGCCGCCACCTGAAGCAGCCAGTGTGTCACAACAAATAGAAGAACTAGAAGAACAACGTAGCACACTACAAAACGAATTAGAAACCAAGCTAACCGAGTTTGCTGAGGCAACACGTGGCGGTGGTGGCGTTGGCAAAAACGGTAATTACTTAACTAGTGAAGAAGCAAGAGACGACATCAGTATGCGGTTGCGATTCGCTGGTGATGTTGTTGACGATAGTGATATTTACGGGCCTGAAAATGATGGCACTGGCGGCACACTACAATTTGGCGCAGTTAAAAGTAATTTAGAAAACAGCGCCGATATGTTAAAAATTGAAATGGGCATTCGTGGAGATCCATATTGGCTGGGCATGCCCAGTAGTTTCTACAGAAGCAATAATGCGACTAACGAGTTGGCCGATTACGAAAAGGGTGGCATATTATTCTTCCTTAATGTTAAATTCCCAATTGGTGAAAATGAAGCTGGCAGAAGAATACCCAGAGATGATTACACACTAAGTGGCACATATCGTGTAATAGACGTAACTAACCGGTTTACTGGCGGCATGTTTACCCAGCACTTAGGTGCAGTCAGGGACTTAGCAACAAACACCAGTACAGTTTTAGGGACACTACAGTCACCACAAATTGTAGCAGACGTTAGTCTAGGCACAAGCAATGCAGATGCACAGACAGCAACGAACACAGATCCAGCACAAATTCAAGAAAGTGGAGGGGCAAGATGAGCCACGCAAGCAGTAATAAATTTAGTAAGAAAGTCAAAGACTCATATAACCAGAATGTTATTAAAAAGGGTATCAAGATACCTGCTGGTGTCTATCGTGGATTTGTTATCAATAGCGATGACCCCAGACAAATGGGCCGTGTTAAAGTGAGCATTGCCAGATTTTATGGCATGCTAAATCCTGAATTAGTTGATAAAGTTGACAGAGATAGTGAATATTTAGGTGCCGTTTGGTGTCGATTTATGAGCCCGTTTGGCGGCACCACACCAGCTGGCGGCACAGCACAGCGTAGTTATGGAATGTGGGGACAACCACCAGATTTAGATACTGAAGTATTAGTGGCATTTAGTGGCGACAGCAATGTGGGCATTGTGTTGGGAGTATTACCTGATGAATCCCGTAACGGAAGTATTGCTGGCCCACAAAGTGGACTTAGTAATACTGGTGAATTTACAATTGTGCAAGAAGTGCCCAAGACTAGAGAAACTGAAAACCAACGCCCAGATCCACATCCACAAGCAGAAGCATTAAAGACACAAGGACTTGACAGGGACCGCTTGCGTGGACTAAACTTTAGTAACCCACGACGTGAGAGTAAGAGTCGTGTAATGGGCATGAGTACGCCAGGTGGACACGCTATGGTTATGGATGACGGCGGCACTGAAGATGGAACAAGTAATTTAGTTCGTTTACGCACTGCTGGCGGCGCACAAATACTAATGGATGATACAAATGGATTTACATATATTATTAGTAGAGATGGCAACAGTTGGATTGAAATGAACCGCAATGGCGACTTGGACGTGTATGCACAAAGTTCTATAAACTTTAACACTGCTGGTGATTTTAATATAAACGCTGACGGCAACATTAACATGCAAAGTAAACTTGGCACAAACATCAAAAGTTTAGGTGTTGCTGGTGTTAAAATGCATGCAAGTACTGGTACAATAGATATTAAAGCACACAGTAATTTACAAATTGAAACCGAAAGTAATGGCAATTTGCGTGTTGCTGGAAACTATAGAGAAACTGCCGCACGTATCGATATGAATGGCCCGCCAGCCTTGGCCGCTGCGATGCCACCCACAACACAACATACTGGTAACACAGTTGTAAAAGAAAGTGTTGCAACTCGTGTACCAGAAGCTGAACCATGGAATGGGCATTTGGATGTACAAGTTGTAGATACAAGCAGTCCAGCTGGAACAACTGATGCACTTGCAAGTAATACGTATTATTATCAAACTCCAGCTAATCCAGCCGCTGGCGAAAATACTGGTGCATATGATCTGGGAGATTTCCCAGATGCTGAAACTGACGCTAGTGGATTAATAAATTGGAGAGCTGGTGTTGACCGTGCAGTAAATCCAAAATTACTCGAGCTAGTTAAAGAAGTTGCTAAAAGGTTTGGACAACCATTAACAATTACCAGTGGATACCGTAGCCCAGCATACAACGCAAAGGTTGGCGGCGCTAAAAGTTCACAACACATGCAAGGTAATGCTGTCGACATCAGTGGCGCACAGTTTACAAATGATCAACGTTTACAGTTAGTGGCAATTGCCAGTTCAGTTGGCATAACTGGTATTGGCGTATATAACGACAAGAGCTTGCACTTTGATGTACGTACAGGCAGACGAAGTGCATGGGGCAGTGGATTTACCTATGCTGGTATTGCACCATATGCTAAAAGCACATTAGACAGACATTTGGCGAACGGCTATGCTTAATTTTGTAACAGAAAATCGCAGAACTATCTGGAGTACACATATTGTAAAAGATGACTGGAGAGTAAACTTTCTTATTGCGTTAACACAACTTACTGTTAGTGCAGAGATGTTGCAATTAATGCTGTCTACTAAAGAATATCGTATGTTTAGATATTCAGCTGATGGAAAGAACTTTAAAATTGGATATGGATATGGAGACACGACTGGTGTTGGGGTTACTGAAGCAGAAGCATACGGTGCATGGATTGAATACATAAAAGAAAAAGAACTTAGATTTAAAACAACGTTGCCGCTTATTAGTATGTCACAGTCACATTACGATGCATTATTTGGATTGTATTGTGACACTGGAACCTGGAAAAAAGTAACCAGTGATGTAGGAGTATATGATGTTTTTACCGCAGTTAAAGCTGGTCGTTGGTTGTTAGCAACTGACATGATATCAGATGGTAAAGTAAACCCAATTATGCGTCGAGCTGAAGCTAAAGTATTACAGTTGGCCGATTACACCACTGGTAGAACACGCCCGTTCTTAAAGAGTGAAGGCATTGCATATGCACTCAAGCAATATACCAGTGGCGGTATTACAACTGAACTCAGTAAACGACAGTGTGAAAGTGGATACTACCGCCAAACCACAGCATTTATCCCTGGTATGACCAATTTACGTCAACGAGAACTTATAGCCAAATTCGGCCAATTATAATCCTATAAATATCTATAACAAAGGATTAACAGTATGGCAAGCACTCTTTTGCTTAACGCTGATTTTCAACCCATGGAGTTAAGCCCACTTAGCACGCTCAGTTGGAAAGAAAGCATAAGCGCCTACTATAAAGACAGCATCTATATCTTTAAAACACACGACAACTGGAAAGTTAGATCTCCCAGCATAGAGTTTGATGTACCCAGTATTATTGTAGCAAAAAACTATCACAAACGTAAATCACATGCAAAACTCAGTAGACGTAACTTGTTTATCAGGGACGACTACCGATGTCAGTATTGTGGAGTTAAGTTTTATCACCATGAATTAACATTTGATCATGTTGTTCCACGTTTACACGGCGGTAAAAGTACATGGCAAAACATGGTAGCGGCATGCAATCACTGTAATGGTAAAAAAGGAAGCCGACAAGACATAACCCCTATGCGGCCACCAATACGACCAACTTGGCATCAGATATATCAGCAAAGTAAATGTTACAAACTAACGATTCCTGACCCAGCTTGGCAGGAATTTTTAAATTGGCCTGATGATTTATTAACAGTTAAAGCGCCAGTTTATTAAAGTCATAAATAGTAGTATGGCGATATTTAAAGGTTATAGCACAGTAGATGTACGTTTTGGTAATGTTGTATTAGAAGACATTGCACTTGCGAAGCGTGATTTACTCAATCATTTTTACACAAGAAAAGGCGAGAGACTTGGTCAGCCTGAATTTGGTAGTATACTACCAGATTTAGTGTTTGAGCCACTGGACGATCTTGTTATTGACTTAGTGGAAGATGATGTGAGAGATATTATTGACAATGATCCGCGATGGATATTGAACAACTTAGATGTACGAGTTGGCACACACAGTATTACATGTGTGGTTAACTTAACTTACCGAGATACGGCAACAGTGGATGAACTATATTTAGAGTTTACTGCTGAAACGGAAGAAGAGAACTTATAATGGCACAGAGTATTAGACAACGAAACCTGTTTGCTGCGGAAGACTTTACAGTAGTTTACGACAGCTTTGCACAGGCAAACTTCCAGGCATATGATTACGATACGATTCGTAGTGCAATGGTTGATTATATCAGAGACAATTATCCAGAAAATTACAATGACTGGATTAGTTCAAGTGAATTTGTAGCACTGCTTGAAATGATTGCATTTATGGGACACAACTTAGCGTTCCGTGTAGATCTAGCAAGTAGAGAAAACTTTTTAAGTACAGCAGAGCGCCGTGCCAGCGTTTTACGTATTGCAGACTTCTTGGGGTACAATCCTGCAAGAGCTTTAGCATCACGTGGTACATTAAAAATTACTTCCGTAAAAACAACACAAAACGTATATGATGTAAGTGGTGCTAGTTTAAAAGGTAAAGAGATTGACTTTATTAACGATCTAGACACTAATGCGTATCAAAACTTTATTTTAGTAATGAATGAAATATTTGCAAGCACAAACCAATTTGGTAAACCCAGTGCAAGTAAAACAATCAGTGGAATTAAAACTGATGTATACAACACAAATATTGCAGATAACCAAGGCATAGTGTTCCCATTCCAAGCCAAAGTAAACGGAAAAACTGAACCGTTTGAAGTAGTTAATCAATATATTGATGAAGACAGTGTACTTGGTGAGCCAACTCCAACACCAGATTCTTCGTTCAACATTGTATATAAAAATGATAACCAAGGTATTGCAAGTGCTAACACAGGGTTCTTTGTTGGATTTAAACAAGGTACACTACAGTATACTGATTATACCGCTGACAGTGCTATTAGTAATTTAAGCGTAGCAGTTAACGAAACAAATATTAATAATCAAGATGTATGGGTACAGAATGTAGATACTGACGGACAAGTATTAGCTAACTGGACTAAAACAGACGCAACGTTTGGTGTTAGTGCAATCTTTAGTGCTATACAAAATAAAGTACGAACACTATACAGCGTAAAAACGCAAGATAATGATACCATTAGTGTTAACTTTGGTGATGGTGTTTTTGCTGATGTACCACGTGGCATTTTACGAATTTGGTATCGTACAAGTTTAAACAACAGTTACACGCTAAACACTGACGATGTTGGTACAGTAAACTTTAGCTTTACATACACAGCAAGTGACAACAACGAGTATACAGCCAGCTTTACTGCTGAAATGCAAGAAGCAACAAACAATTCCAGTAGCCGTGAAAGTGTTACTAGTATTAAAACAAATAGTGGTCGTGTATTTGCAGCACAAGATCGTATGGTTACAGCACAGGATTACAGCGTATTTCCACTAACAGTTGGAGATAATGTTCGTAAGATTAAAAGTGTAAACCGCACACACAGTGGGCACAGTAGGTTTATTGATATCAATGATCCAACAGCACAGTATCAAAATGTTAGTATAGTTGCTGATGACGGTTATGTATATAGTGAAAATACACTAAACAGAACAACATTAAGTTTACCAACTAACCTAACTGAAGAACAAATATTTGATCAGTATATTAGTAACTTAATCAGTAACCCTGAAACTATCAACTTATTCTATCAAAAGTATAGCCCAGTTAGTGTTGCGTTCAGTAGTAACAGTGCAAGTTTTCAGTGGAACCAAGTGAATAGCTTTGGTGGTACTACTGGGTATATAACCCGTAATAGTATTGTTGAACGTGTAAGTAAAAGTTCAAGCACCGCAGTTAAAGAAATCAAACTGGGCAGTATTGTAGAGTTTATTGAAAGTCCTTATAATAGTGGAAGTTTAGGTACAACCGGAACTACCCTAACTATTACAAATGGCGGCAGTGGATATACAAGTACCCCAACAATTACATTCAAAGGAACTGGATCAGGTGCAACCGCTAACGCAGTTGTTACAGCAGGATCAGTTACTAGTATTACTATTG